GTGATGTTTTCTATGTCTAATTCTAGTAGAACTATCACCACTATAACCAAATGAACTTAAATCAGCCCCAAAGTTGTTTAAGAACAAAGCAGGGGCACTATCACTTTGATATGTTGAACCTGTAAATTGATACTTGTACGCTTCATAGAACAAGTGGTTATTTGTTCCACCCGTATTGCTTAAGTTCCAATACTGATTATTTACCTCATTATAATCAAAGTTAGTGGTGTTTATCTGTCTGCCAGGCCATATCTGTTTTTGATACGGCATAAAAATACCACCATAGTTGATTACATCATAACTAAATAACATATCAGGTAATACTTTTTCAACAAAAACCCAACTACTACCACCATTTGTATAATACCATTTGATATTACTATAAATCTCTGTTATTTCTAAAGTCCAACCTGAACCATAAGGACTTGTTGGTAATACATTTGATTGTGTTGAACCTGTATAGTTCCCTGATACTACAGGACTAGTTGTTGAAGGACTACCAGAAAAAACAGCCCAACTTATAGTGTTTCCTGTTTGTACTATTTGATTTATTGCCGCTCCACTCCAACTAATAGTATTTCCTGTCCCGTTAAAAACAGACATACTTGATGGATAAACAGACACCTCACCAGGTATTAAAAGTATTTCAGTAGTAGTATTACCGATGATTTCAGTATATTGTTCCCCAATCAACAATCTATACTCCTCCATTTGATACAAGGGGTCATACAAATTGTCATCATTATAGGCATTTTGATTACTAACATATCTGGCATTACTAATCAACCCGTTATATGTAGATGCGGTATAAGCAGTTGAACCTGTTGTGTTCCAACCAGCCCCTTGTGGTGTTTCACTACGGGGGTTTCCTTTAATATAACTCTGTAATATTTCATTTACATCAATTATACCCACTCCGTATTCATTAGGGTAAATCTTTAATCTAACCACTCTTTCAGGTGCCGTATTAGGACGGAACCAGACATCAACCACATACTTAAAGTTGGGGTAATTAGGGTTATTGTATAATGATGAACTAAAGGTGTAGATATGCTCTGCGTTAGTCGGGGTTAGTCCTAAAGGTTCTTGTAATATTGTAATCATTTTATCTTAAATTAGTTGAAGGTATAATTTCCTCTATTGTTTTCTCAAAGAAGGTTTCCACATCCACACCTAATGCTTCTGCTCCTACCTCCTCCATTATGTTTATCATTTCCTCGGCTGCTATATCATAAAAATGTGTAGGCTGAATACCGAACTTGTAGATGTTTTTAGATATGCCGAATGCTGCCCCTAATGCTTCTTTTTCATCCAAACCAAACTTTCTCATAGCCCACGCTTGAAGGGGTTTAGTAGGAACATAAAAACCTGGTGTTCTACCATAATTTACATTCTGCCAGTAATCAAACATTTTTAATGTTAGTATTTCCTCATCAGCATCATATTCATAACTGATACTTTCACTCAATCCACCTGTGTCTATTTTAGGGGCTGAACCTTGTAAAGACATATCATCAAAAGTTCCCTTTCTACCTTTAGAATAAGCATCACCCTTATAACCAGGTGCGTAGTTGTACTTTTGTTCTAAAGCACCTTTAAGTTTCTCAACAAAAAGTTTCCCCATAGCGTTCATCGCTTCATTAAATCGGGTGTATTCTATTTCATCCATAACTTATGATACAGGGGGATAAAGATTAGGTGCTGGTAAAGATGCTACAGATTGTCCTATATTGTCAATATATGTAGAACTATTAGTTGATGCGCTCCAAGTTAAACCATCATAAGAATATCCTAATGTTTTTGTTGATGGTGTTATTCCTCTACCAGCCGCAACAAATAAAGTTCCGTTCCAAGCAATATCCTGAACATCGCTATCAAAGATAGTGTTTCCGTTTGTAGAACCAGTCCAAGTTAAACCATCATAAGATACTCCTATTTTATTAGTATTTCCATCACCACCTGCGACAAATAAAGTTCCGTTCCAACAAATCGCATTACAAGTTCTATCAAAAATAGTGTTTCCGTTTGTAGAACCAGTCCAAGTTATACCATCATTTGATAAAATAACTTTATTTAATGCTCCTATTGATGCTACTGCGACCCATTTAGAACCATTCCAACATACATCTTGTCCTTGAGCGTCAAATAAATTACTACCTGATGTTGATGCGCTCCAACTTAAACCATCATAAGAATAACCAACATAAACTAACCCTCCAAATCCAGTAGATACAAACATACTACCATTATAGGCAATAGTTGTAATAGAACTGCCGTGCGCACTTGGTGTAGCACTCCAAGTTAAACCATCAGTTGAATAATAGACATTATTACTAGTATTTGTTCCAATAACCCATTTAGAGCCATCCCAACAAATAGTATCTACTAAACTAGGAACACCTGTAGTTCCGCTCCAACTTAAACCATTATAAGAATAAGATAAAGTAGGTGCTGTACCACCTCCAGCAAGCCACATAGAACCATTTGTAGCGATACTTTTAATTTGACTGCTAGGTAATGTACCACTAAAACCAGCCCAAGTTATACCATCAGTTGAATATGCCATTCTAGCACCACCTGTTCCACCAGCAACAAATATTTCTACAGGTATTCTAGTCGGCGTAGGCGTCATAGTACTTGTAGGGGTATATGTTGGTGTTATTGAGGGGGTTATTGACGGAGTAGGCGTCAAAGTTAAAGTAGTTGTAGGGGTGTTAGTCGGTGTCTCCGTAGGTGTAGTTGTATTAGTTGGTGTCTGCGTAGGTGTTTCCGTAGGAGTGCTTGTAGGCGTTTCCGTAGGAGTAGTTGAAGGTGTATTAGTCGGTGTAGTTGAAGGAGTGTTTGTAGGGGTTTCCGTCAAAGTAGGTGTCGGCGTCGGCGTCTCACTACTTGTTGGGGTGATTGTAGGGGTTATGGACGGAGTAGGCGTCGGTGTCGCAGTATTTGTGGGTGTGGGACTAGGTGTAATGTCCCAATAGTTAAACGGAGCAATACATCTGTTTAATGGTGTCTGTACCTGAATACTAATAGGCAAGTTCCAACCAACCAAAATATCATCATAAGCCTCCATAAACGGACTTATATTAGCAGGTAATGTAATATCATACTTGTCGGTATAATAGTCCCCCTGTAGAGCATTTACACTATACTTGAACTGGGCTAGAATATCTTGGCAGATTTCCAAAGTATCACTCAATAACTGATTTTGTATGTCATAATTTTTAACATTCATAACATCACAGATTAGAATATTAAAACCATATGTTGTATATTGCTCATCCTGAATAACAGAACCAGGTAATACATACATTAGGGGGTAATACGGAGCATTATTGTCTATATTCTCTTGCTTGTCCCTATTTTGTGTTAGGTAAATAAGTTGTTTAATGTCTCCAACACCAAATGAGTTGAGTTGTTTATGCTTAACCTGTAGGGTGTTAAAATCTGCTATAATTGATTTCCAGTTCATCTTGTTAGTTTCTTTATTTTTTTGTCCCTTTCACTATTTAAGTCCTTCATATAGGTTAAAAAGTTTAGAACATATGTTAGGGGTTTTTCAGTAATCCCCTCAATTTTATTGATGTCCTCTTGAGCCAGATAAATGATTGTTGAATACCAACCCCAACGCTGCTCAAAAGATTTATCATTTTTCCTTTTACCTTCAGTTTCATCAACCTCAATTTCCTCTGTATTAAAGATTGTTTCATAAGAACGGACAATATGTTTTCTAAAGTCCCGAAAAAAAAAATTGCTCCTTGTAGATATTTTGATGGTAATAACTTAAACGCTTGTGCTCTGTCTGCCACTTTAGAAGCATCATACTTTACAAGTTTTCCGTTCTCATCAGTTTCTCTGTATAATAGAGCCATCAACATATTCATATTTCCAATTCTATAACTAGTAGGCTGTGATAAGAAACTATCTATGTCTATAAACTCACCAAATGTTAGGTTCTCTAAATCTATGAACTTATACAAAGTATCATTAAAGATAAAATGATTGTAAAATCGGGGTGATTGTACCATATAGTAGTCAGTCAAATACTCACTAACCTTAAATACATCTAACCAATCGGCTTGTTTAATTTGTTCCTCATCTAACCCCGTGGCTGTTGATATGAGGGTATAACGGAACGCCTCCTCATCTTGTAAAGTTTGTGCCCCTGATAGTTTGTTCCAAACCATAATTGTTGGTTCTGCTACAAGGTATTCTTTACCATCATATTTTATAAAATGTTGTTCCATATAATCTATAATATAATTTTTAATTTACCCTCACTTATACAATCTTTTTTTCTCTTGTATAGATATTATACACCCCTTTAGTTTTACGCTCTTTAATGGTGTTGTATGCTATTGCCAGGGACATAATAGTATCATCGTGAGCCCCCTGTGGTGCCGAATATTTGATGTTTCTTGTTTTCATAGAGTACTCATAGGTAAATAGTTTTAACTCCTGGTATAGGGGGCTGAATAACGCCTCTGTTGGTAATGATACTTTTAACTCATTAGTAGCATAAATCAAATCTTCAATAATATTTTGTTTAGAGGAACTACTTGTTAGGAACGGGTGGATATTAGGGTATAACTTTTTAAGGTTCTCAAACAACACATCACCTATACTATTTATTTCCACTTGTGCTTGAGCCTTGTATTGTTTTAGTTTGTCTGCCATATTTTTAATGATGTCATCCCAACTCTTATGTCTGTCCCTATACACATATACCACTTTCCCGTTTTCATCTATTATAGTTAAAACGCTATAGTCATTTTGACGCCCAAAATCTATACCCGCATAATATTTGTTTGTTGAAACAGGTAATTCCCAGTTGTCTAACACACAATAGTTGTCTATGTTGGTAAATACCTCACCCCCACTATCTATAAAGTGTCCTAATATTTCCTGTCTAAAGATGTCCTCTGGTAAAGTCCTTTTAGCCTCCTCCAATTCATCATTACTAATATAGGGGGTGTCATAAGATGAACCAACTAATGTTAGATATGACGGGTCATCCTCACTCAATCCCCTTGCGGCTAGTCGGTAAAAGTAGTTTTTACCTTTAGGGGTGGATATGAATAATACCTTTTTCCCCTTCACTAATGTTGTCTGTTTTAATACCAGGTTCCATACATCATCACGGAGGTATGCTGCTTCATCAACTATCAAATAATCTAATGTATAACCCCTTAAAGTGTCTTGTCTTTCACCTGAACGGAACAATAGTTTAGTTCCATTTACCAGTATTATATTGAGGTTAGATTTATTAGCACTTTTGAGTATAGGTGTTCCTTCTATCGCATTTACAATATCGGTAAAAACTTTACGGCACTGACTATACACAGGACTAACCCACATTAGAGTTGAACTATTGTTTTCCAACCCCCACTTTAATAATAGATTTTGTGCCAGCATAGTTTTACCCCACTGCCTGCCCGTTGTTAAAGTAATGTATTTAACATTAGGGTTTTCAATCAGTTCAATTTTACTCAACTGGTCTAGGTGGGGGGTAAAACCTTTTACCTCAATTTTATTTTGTGTCAGGTGTTCCAAACTTAAACTCTATTACTTGATTATTACTACTAACCTCAACTTTGTCAGGTTCATTTAAGCCCATCATTTTAGCAATATCATTTAGTGTCTGTCTTGCGGTATTCATATCACCATTTTTAACAGCGTTGTCATAAATGAACCAATATTTTTGTAGGTGTTTAGTGATTAGTTTATCTTTTTCCAACTCAAACTTTTCTTTTACTGAACCCCACACTTTAATCCAATAAGCATTAGCCTGACTTTTTGACAATCCATAATCATAACAGAACTCAATATATTCAGTCCAAGACATATGATTGTCAAATATGCGTTTCATACTATCATTTATGAAGCGTCTGTGTTCCGCCTCATTCATTTTAGGCTTAAAAGTACCTTCGGGGCGTCCCCTTCCTTTCTTATTTTGCTCCATTTAAGTATCTGTTTGTTAGGTGTTTTCTTATATTCACAAAACATTTACCACAACCAGGTGATTTATGTGTGTTGAATACTCTGTTATAAAGGTTATAGAACCAATCTATCTCCTCTTTTGTGTATGTTGATTTATTGCCCTTCATATAGGCTTGTTCTAATTCATCTAATGTATATTTTTCCATAACTGGTAATCCAATTTCTTTGTGTTCTTTACAGGTTTCACAACTCATTTTAATAACCCCTTTCTTTACCTTTAGTTTTAAGGTAAAAGGTTATAGCAGCCGTATTACCTTGTTTTATTTGATTTAATAATTGTGTTTCTACATAATCCACACAACTCTCCTCAATATGTTTTATTCTGTCTAAAAAGAATATGTTATTCAACCACTCATCATATTCATCACGGGTGGTGTCCGTGATTTTAAGGGCTTGACTAACAACTCCTAATTGTTCCTCCAATACAGATAGGAACTCTTGTTGTTCTGTGCTTAATGTCATTTTGTAATATAATCTTTTATTATGTTTATGTTCTCTGTATTGTCCCCCTCATTATTTAGGAACACAATATCATCATAGGTTTTAATGATGTTATGTAGGCTCTTTGTTTTTAGTTGATTAAAACGCTCTGCTTGAAAAACTCTCCTCAACTTATACCTTGTATCCATAGTTTCTTTTGACGCTGTTAGAACTAGTTTAATGAAGGGGTATTGAGTAGCAAGAACTCTCTTGCTGAATAACCTATCACCCTCAAATACAACAACTCCTTCAACTTGATTTAGGAACTCAATAAAGTCATTATAGAACTTGATACTGATTTTATCACTACCCTCAAACTTTGACCCGTCAAACACCCCTATAAAATATACTTTTTTATAGTCATCATACTCACCTTTAATCAAACCATAGTTGAAGGGGGTTAAAGTATAGTCCCTCATCACATCTTTCATCAACTTTGTTTTACCCGTGCCAGGTTCTCCACCTATGGCTATTATTCTTTTTAACATATTTCATTTATTACTTTATCAAACCATTTATCCAAATCATAAAACCTACTTGATGATGTACCATTATCAAACACACCATTACTTTCACCTTCTTTATGTCCCCTAACTATAGAGTTTCCAGTTCCACCATCAGTATCTTTATTTCTTGTCTGCTTAAATAAATTACCATAGGTTTTACCATCATTTAACATATCATCACACACCAATAATGAAGGGGTATAGCG